ATTTGCTTATGGCGAGAATGATGGAACTCGACACTGCTAGGGATGCACTGGAGTTCTATGCCCATGTCCCTAATTGGCAGTTAAACGAATACCGCGAACACATCGTGATGGATGTTGGTGATCGTGCTCGCGAAGCACTCGCCAAGCTAGGGGGCAGCAATGAACCTTGATTCTGAATCTCGGTACATGGATGAGTTGGCTAAGGAAAACAAAGAACTGCGTAAAAGGCTCGACGCCGCCGATCGGGAGTTGGACAAATTTCGCGATCTACTCGCTAAAGCAGCGATTGGCCTCAATGACGATGGCGTTGAGATTAATTCTTTAAGGCGGACCATTGATGAACTACGCGCCAAGCTCGCCGAGGCTGAGGCTACGCTAAAGGCTCACGCGGAGATGTCCGCTATGGCAAACTTGGCCCTAATTCGAGAGGTGCAAGCACTCCGGGAAGTTGAACGGGCTGCGCGAGATCACCTCCATAGTGATGATTGTCTCCCAATTGAAACTGACACTGGAAACGCGATTGGTGCTGCGCTCCATGATCTGGCCGAATTACGAGCTGATCGACGTTGAAACGCATCACCAAAGAACGCCGCAAAGCCATAGCGATAGCTTGTAACACTGGGGTGTGGTTTGACAATCAGCCGTTAACACCAGCAGATGCTGCGTTCTTACGTGGTGTAATCCATGACTTTGATTTGTACGAAGCAGAGATTGAAGATCTAAAGCAGCAGGCAATAGATGCTAAATCAGCACTCACCACTGCTAAAAGGCAGCTCGACAAGATTGGGAAAGATCCAAAGAAACGGTGTTTGATGCACACCGCTCAGATTGAGATGTTGAGGGATAAATTAGCGCAATCAATTGGCATCAACCAAGACCTTCGCAAGAAAGTGAAATCCCTCCAATACGGGATTAATAGCTACAGAAAGGATTACCAACACGTATGAGGCTTAACCCTGAGTATGTTGACCGCCTAGAAACCAAGGTCGGTAGATTGGAAGATGAGCTAGCAGAGTCCGAGGCGCGAATTAAAGAGCTACTAGATATTAACGAAGCATTATGTGAATCAGTTTCGGAACTAAAAAAGGGGTTGTTGTGGATCTCAACAACGTTATCCAATTCCCTGTGAATGAGGTGCAATCATTCATTGATGCTGGTGAGGGGCTTTGTTCTTTTTGTTTCGGTTCAAAGCTTAAAGCAGATCACCGCAAACGATATGACCTACGGTGTTTAGACTGTGGTCATGAGTTCGATATGCACGACGCCGAAGCAGCAATGGTCAAGCAACGTCGAATAGATTCCTGGGAAGATAGTTGGCAGGACTACGAACGATGATTTTACTTCAGCTAGACCCAAAGCAAGCAGCTCAAGCCACTGGGATTTTCATCCTGGTGACTTGGCTGTTTACATCGTGTTTCTTGGGACTAATCATGCAGGTGGCTCTTGTACTAGATTGGCTTAGAGCCTAACCCCATCATCCTAACAAACGGATCTGCAGCACTCCCAGGCATCTCCCCTTGGCCTATCTTCTCCCCTGCCTGCTGCTCAAACTGCTGTTTGTATGGTGCTAGATCCATGGTGTAATAGCCGTCTTTGTTGACTTGGCTAAGCATCTTGGCTTTGTCTGATGGCTTCAAGTCCTTGCGATCTTGAATGCTCGTGCGATACGAGGCTATGAGCTCTGGGTTATCCACTACTGCTACATCACCATCCTGCGAGCTAAACGTCTCAGACAACGTATTCATGATGTTTTGGTAGTCTGGGCTCTTTAGCAGGGCTTCATGCGTTGACATCAACGAAGTAGACCCTTTAGCCCCCGCACTGGATAGCTGGCCTTTGAATCTGCCAAATAGGTTTGGTTGGGTCTCAAGCAGATCCCCAATGAACTTAGCAGTCACTGCAGCACTAGCAGCCCCACGCCTACGCACGAGATTGTTGATCCCAGCCCCTGCTATCATCGCAGTAGTGGAAGCTCCGCCAGACGAGCCCATGTCCTGCCCAGATAGCATTGAGCCAAGGAATGCACTCGTGCCCAAAGACCCAGCTACATAGAGATCCGAAGGAGACAGAGCTCGTACAGCGCGATCACCAAGCGCCCTATCCTGAGCGAACCCAGCGAGCGGCTTATAAACCCCATACTGCTCTTTCGCCCTAGCGTACTGCTCAGCCAGATCAGGCATCCCGTTAGCAGCAGCCACTTGAGCCACTGTCTCATCCATGGTGTCCCCAATAGCCATTTTGACTTTGTTGCGGACATCTTGGGGGAGGACTTGTGGAGTGTTGTCAGTCTGCTTGTACTTGAATGAGTTCTTGTGCTTTTGGGCATCGGCAAAGCTCATAGGCCCCAAGGCATCATACTCATCAGCCAACACCGTCAACCGCTCGCGAACCGTAGCAGTCTCTGCATTCACCGGGATGTTGTCGAGCTCGGCTCTGATCTTAGCTGCGATCTCAGCACCGCCCACAGACTGCGGGATTACCCCGTCAATCGCCTTGCCCACGTCCCTAATGCGCTCACCAAAGTATTCAGCCTTAGCCGTAGCTCTAGGCGCGATATCCTCTGGTGTTGAGCCGAACTGCACCACTCTAGGACCAGCTTCATCAGCCTGGAGGATTGCTTCAGCGGTCTTATCCAGCTTCCCAGCCTTGTCTGTGGCTACGAATGCCTTCTTTTGCTGACCAAACGCAGCCTTCAAAGCCCTGCTCAACCCCGTTTTCTTGATCAGCGGAGCAGACTCGATAGCAGCCTGGATACCCCCGACAATCCCCACGTCTTGAGGAATAGACTCGGCATCCCCTCGAGCTAGGTCATCAGCAGCAGAAAGAGCCATGTTCCCGCCAATGCGCACTCCAGCTCCAGTAGCACCCTTCATGCCAATACCTGGGCCTGGGAGCATGGCAGCCCCTGCTAGTGGTGCAGCAACACCCACAGCAATAGGGCTTTCTTCCATCTTCCCCCGACGCTTAGCCTCGTTCATCGCCTGGATCTCTGCTAACGCAGCGTCGTAATCCCCGTCTTTGCCTTGGACTTCATCAGTCAGCATCTTGAGCACAGCACCAAAACGCTCGCCGCCAGCAGCTGCTAGTGGGCCCAATACTGGGATGTTCTCGCCTACGCTAGTAGAGAAGTTCAGAGCGTCCTTAGGCGTAACCCCTTTGTACTCAAACCCCTGAGCTGCTTGAGTCCCTTCGATAGCTTGGGGGATAGCAGGGGCGACATTGAACGGCTTGTTAGGGTTGAACGCAGGTTTAGCAGCACCGCCCGCTGAAACAACCTCAAATGCCTTAGATGGGTCGAATTTAGGTTTTACGTCAGCCATTACTCGTAGGCCTCCGTTTTGGGATTCCATGTGTATGTAACGCCGTCTTGGACGACGGCTTCGCCATGCGGCGCTGCTTTGGGTGCAGCGTCTTTCTTTTGAGCGGGGGCGCCCTTCCTGCCAGTGATCTTCACGCGAATATCTTCAGGATCTCCGCCATAGATTCCGGTGAAGCTAGTCACCGACCGCTCTGCTAGATCATCGATATTGCCTTGTGCAGATTCGCTCATCACAGCAGCGAGCTCTTGGGCGGACCTGATGTCTTCCTCTGTGAGCTTTTGATTACTGGTGCTGAGCAGCGAGAAACGCTCCAAACGCTCCTGAACCGACTGCGAGCCACCAAGGCGCGAGATATCAGAGTCCGAGAGAACACCAACCTCGCCAGCAGCCCTAGCAAGCTTGCCAACGATAGCACCGGCTGCTCTTGGGTTGTTTTTGGCGAGATCTGCGAGCTGGGCTGTTGATTTAGCGTTATCAAGCGCGGTTTGGTACGGCTTTGAAGCAGTTTCGAACTCGCGGCGCGATGAGTAAAGACGATCTCTAACCTCTTTGGGATCAGCTATCGTCTTATCGTCCTTGGCTTTTCCTTCGCCCTTGAAAACTGTGGTGGCTTTCTTTGTTGTCGGATCATACTCGACAAGATCGCTGCCAACAGATCTAAGCTCAGGACCTGCTACCTTAGGCTCTTTAAACTCACTCTTGATCTCAGCAGCACGCCTCGTTTTAGTCTCGAAATCCGCCATATCCTGGCGTTTAGCAGCGGCAGCAGCTTCAGCTTTATTCTGAGCCTCAGCTTTATTATTCAAATACTGCCCACCAGCCCCAAGCCCCGCGCTAGCACCCATCAAAGCACCCTGCTTCCCACCCATAGCAAAGCCAAGAGCAGGGGTTGCGAGTGCTAGGATAGCTAACCCTAATTTCTCTTGGTTCGATGGGGACAAGCTAGGAAGGGAGAACTCTTCCTCACCCTCTGCATCTGTCGGTAACATAGCCATGGGTTTAGTCCCCCTTAGAAGTGTTTAGCTTTGCCGTAGGTTCCGCCACCGGCTGTTGGCTTACCAACTTGATTGACGCTATTGATCCCAGTGGTCATTCCGCCTTGCTGTGGAAGAACTTGAACAGTTGAGGTAGCGGGGGTTCCACCTGTTTTTACTGGTGCTGCGTACTTCCCCTTACCCATCAAGTAATCAAGATAATCTTGTCCCAATCCTGTTTGAGCTTCATTCGCTCTATCAGCAGCACCAAGCCCCGCATACCCAAACATCCCGCCGAGCTCACCAGCACGCTCACCAGTGAGTGTGGATTCGAGAGCACTAAGCGCCTGGTCTCTGCGAGCTAGCTCATCAGCAGAGAGTTGACGCTCAAGAGATCCGCGTTGCTGAGCAGCCTGAGCAGCTACTTGAAGCCCCAATCCCCCAGCAGCACCGCCTCTAACTCCGGACGTAGCAAGCTGCCCAGACAACCCACGCATAGCACCCTGCATAGCTTGGTTCTGGTTAGCTATAGCTTCATCACGTAGCAATTGAGCTCTAGGATCATTCCCGTAAGCAGCCTGCTCACGAGCTGTGATCACCTTGTTCATTTGCACATTGCCGGGACCAAAATATTCTTTGAGCAGGTCTTTGCCAGTCGCCATATCATTCTGACGAGCCTGCCCAGAAGGTGTGAGAACTGGTTTAGTAGGGACAACAGGTGCAGCACCTCTCACAGTGGGAGACTGCTGTTGAACTGGTTTATTCAGTTCTTTCTTTATTTTAGCGTCATACGCAGCCCAGTAATCTGTATTCAAATCAGCCATGGGATAACCCCCAATTAAATTGTGTTAACACCCTTGCCATACCCACGCGCAATCAACGAAGCCTGGTACGTTGGCGACCCAGTGCCATAAGTCGCATAGGCGCACATATAAAGCCTAACAGGCTCAGTATTTTGAACACGTCTATGCACGATCAACGTGCGAGCACTTCTAGTGAAGTCTGCGACTGCGTGGCTGTAACCAAGGATTGCGCCAACTACGCTAAGAGATTCATCGCTAATCCAAGCCTCGTAACCGGTCATTACGATCCCAGACCAGTTAACATACATAGTCCCGACCAAGTCCCAATCACCGGGCTCAAGATCAATAGAGAACACTTCAAACGTGGTCCCACTAGCAGGGAGTGATTGAGGTGTTTCGTAGAGTTTCTCTTTGTACGTATTGAACAGCGTGGCGTTACGGATGACAGTGAATAAGTCATCCATCGATTTACCAAGATCAACACGCAAAAACCGCAGCACGTCTGCTAAGTCTTTGCCTAAAAATTTACGTACCCCAACAAACCTACTCATTCCTTGAACTCCGCTCTAAAGTTAGTAACGGCTTCAAGTTCGTAACCAGTGAGGATTGGTGCTTGGTAAATAGTTGACGCGCTAAACCGCCACTGCATAGACCTGCAGACTTCCGAAAGTATTTTGATCTTCAGCACCTCCTCAGTAGTCCAACTAAGAGTGGTGTCGAAGCTCAAAGCAGAGTCGTCAAAGTCAACATACGTGCGCATCTGCATAGCAGTGGTGGATGCTGGTCTAGTTTCATGACAAGCCAGGCGAGTTCTCAAGAATCTTTTAAACAACCCAGGGTCTCTTAGGAACTCCCAGTGAGACCTGTAGTCCCATGCGATAGCAGCATTGTGATCACCATACGCATACTTCCCTTTAGTCTTGGGCTGCATCTGGTAGGCGAACTGTTCTGCGTTAGTAAAATCACCAGTACCAGAACCGTCGTAGCTGCGCTTTGTCCAATACAAAGTATCGTCAAACTCAGCAATCCCCCCAGACATCTCAACACCAGTCCATTTGGACCAAGTGCCGCGCTGGTAATCGAATACAAATGCAACAGAATTGCTAGTAGCAAACCCAGGGAGTGATGGCAGCTCCCATGGGACAAACAGCACATATTTCGACTGGTTTAGCAGGACACCAGCTATTGAACGCTTGCTAACCGGCTGTTCTTCAGCTGGCTTGTAAGCACGAGTGAAATAAGGCTCCAACCTGCTGGCTTTGGTGCCATCGGGATACATCAGCCCACCAAGTGGCTCGAGCTGGCGACCGTTTAGCAGGACGTATGGGCCTTTTTTGCTTAGGAAGCAAAGAACACCTTCCTGAATCTCTTGCATCGAATGATGCGACGTACAACCAACGTTATTCCCGATCTTATCCACTCGAAACTGCAGGTTGCCTAAGTCACCAGAGACAATGTTGATGTCTCGTTCTTCAGATACACAAAGAACATCACCAGTCTGCTTGATCCCAGTGATTCGACGTTGAACGTCGTTCTCAAATATCCCCTCGGGGAATAGCTCGGGGCTAATAATGTCGGAGAAGAAAAATGTAGTAGCCTGCTTGTCATTACCAGCAACGATCAGCTGGTTGTTGAACGAAGCTACATATCTCCCTTGAGGACACCCAGTCATATACACATAAGCAGGTTGAACATAGTCAGCATGCCAGTAGTCGCTATCACTGTTGTCGTCGTAATAATATGGATTCACTGATTCTGGTGCGTATGGGATTTCGACTTGCAAGATGAATTGGCTAGACCCGTTATCAGCACGCCAGATAGCAGCCCTTAGGTTAGCCGATATGATCGCATCATCGTTTATGTGGATGTTTCCACCGGTATCATAAGTTGGGCTGAACTGATTAGAATCAAGGCTATTCGTTGAAATAGTTACAGTGGTAGCTGTTACAGCGGTTACTTCCCGCTGAATAAACCTGTCTTGGTTCTCATCCCAAAAATACGCGATATCACCAGCGACTAGGGTGTTAGTCCCGTTATCAACGGTGATAGTCAGAACACCAGATTGGTTCCCATTGACCTTAGCCCTAGCAGTATTGAACCCTAGTTCTTCTAAATCCAACCCGTCGTTAGGAGCGAGACTCAAACGAACCAATTCGTTAGAGCTACCATCCTCTGATGTAAGCTCATCCTCGGTAGTTGAAAGGTTCTCAACTACGTTGCCAACTTTGTCGATCTGCTTGAACGTGATCAGATACCTGAAGTTGACATCAGTCCAACCAACCCTCGATCTAGTCCCCTTGGCATCTGTGTAATTTCCAGCAACCACCAAAGCTGCGCCAAGAGTCCTGAATATCCCTTTCTTCATCCCAGCACGGTACCAGCGCTGACCATCGTACTTCGTTACCGAAGCAGCAGTGAGCGTCGATGTGCTCCCGCGAGTCTTGGATACGTTAGTACCACTGCTAACGTACAAAACACCGTTGATGATGCAGGTTGATGCGTTCTCGAATGCATCTAATCCTAGCTCAACCGAGTGGTTCTTTACCTGTGTGTAGTTCGAACTCCCTGATGAGTCGATAGCAGTACGGTACGAGTAGTAAAAAGTCTCGGTAGCAGCGTTGGCTATTGTTACATCTTCGACAATATCGATGAAAGCACCAGGGATGCTAGCAGCGCTTGTCGGGGTGCTCATTGCAAGGCCAGTAACAGCATCCACTGCGGTTTCTATAGCTGAAAGCAGCGTCGGTGCTGTGATGCCAAGGCCAAGAGCAACGTTAACGTGAGTGGTAACACCAGAGATGATCTTGAATCTGAATTGGGTAGTAGCTTCATCGTAATACATCGAAGCAGTAACGGTGCTGCCTGTTGTATTAGTGATCGTGAAAGACCCACGATACAGCTTATATAGAGCAGTCTGCCCAACAACGATCATCTCGGTTTTTCTATTCCCGAGAATATCTGTCGTATCAAGTCTAGCCTGCCCATACCCCCAAGCAGATGAGCTGCCAGATGAGCTAGCAACGATCTTAGACCCTTGTCGTACTGTTAAAGCACCCTCGCTGGTGTGGTCTGCGTTGTCGCAAGTTCTCGCAAAACCGCTTGGTGTTGTCACCTCGCTGCTGCGAAGATCCAACCCCTTGAAATCCATGTACTGCTTTAGATGCGTGTATTTCGCCATTGGTGCTCACCACACGTCATCAAAGTAGTTGTAGTTGGTGATTACGACATCAGGTGCATCACCATTGCTTTGGTAGAGTGCTACGACTTCAGCAGCCATCCGCTGAACTTCAGGGTCAATATCCACTGCGTCTGTGGAGCTATCACGCATCAGAATACGTTTCTGGCAGTACGTGATGATGAAGTCCTCTGCTTGGTCATCTACTAGCGGGTGGGAACTAGCATTGATGCCTAATACCGCGTAATCCCCCACCGCGATAGTTGACCCACTAGGGAAGGTGTAGCTACTCCCTTGGATCGCAACGACACCAGTGGTAACTCCTGTGTAAGGAATCCCACGCATCTTAACCGTCCCGTCAAACCCTACGATTGTAAGGTTGTCGGATAAGTCAAAATCATCTTCATCGTATGGGGCTGATGTTGACAGAGTTAGAGCTGTGATCGCAGTAGCACCAACCGTAGAGCTCGCTACCGCGGCGCGGCGCTTATCTACAGCAGGGATTAGGTAGTCGTACGTAAGCCTGAATTGCCCAGATACCGGGAAGGCGTTAACTAAAAACGTCTTATCCTGCAGGATGTACTGGGTTGGATACCCTGCAATAGACTTGCGTTCCAATTCAGTACGCAGCTCGAGCGCGTAATAGTTAGCAGCCAATGCATCCGGTGAATATTCAAGAACCGCGATCCTATTACGGTTCAACATATCCACTGGTAACGCATAACTCTCTAACCCAGTAACAGCAACAGTCAACACCCGCCGAAACGAAGCAGGGTTAGTCGTCACAATCTGCCGCTGCAACATCCTCACAGCGTCAGTGAAGTACTGAAGGAACTCCTCATCAGAAATACCGTCTGTGCTACCGACACGCTCGTTTTCGGTAGCCCTACGAACTTGCGGGATTAGTAGCTCAGCTCTGCGCATTACACGTATTTCCTAAGCTTCATTTCCATGGTTTTCATCGAGGTGTCGTCATCAGCAGGCTCGTCCTCAGAGTCGTCCTCTGCCATCATCTCGCCTTCTTCTTCACCTTCTTCCTCGCCTGCGTACTTCTCGAGACAAGCAGTAGCTTGAGCCAAGAGTTCCTTAACCTTGCCCAATTCACCTTTTTTAGACTTCATCATCATGACCTGATTACCTCACAGTACGGCTGATAACGCCGAGTAGTTGAGCCAAAGCACCCTGTTCACGATCACCAGCCTGACCTGCTAGGACGGCTTGGTTTTGCATGGCTTGGTTGGTGGCAGCCTGCTTAGCCATCTGCATTTGAAACCCTTCATCACGCAGCTGAGCATCCTTAGCAGCACGCGCCTGAAGGATACCCCCTAGCAGCCCACCTAATGCCCCTAGCCCCGCACCACCTAATGACTCTGCTGCCATAATCTAAACCCCCTGCTTTGCTGCAAGAGCTCGCCTGGCTAACTCATGGTCTAGATCGCCTTTAGCCTGGATGGCTGCGAGCTCAGGTGTAAGACCCTGCTTCACGTACATTTCAACAAGATCGACAATCACTTCCACCATGAAGGCAGCAGCATCATCGAATCTTTCACCAGGGACTAGAGCTCTGATCCGCTTAACCAGATCAACCTTAACCTTGGCCCAATCAAGATCTTTGCCCCATTTCTTGATCTGTCTTTCGACAAACCAAACGAGCAAAGTCCAAATGATTTGATTCATTCAGTACCTCTAAGAAGTTTATTGAGTGCTGGGTTTGCCCGTAGGCTCCCGAATGGGAATAGGCTTGCAGGTAGGATAGCAGAAATGGGGGTAGAGATAATACCCCCACCGGGTATGGGTTAGGCTACGACGCTAGGCTTTGCAGCTTTAGCGACGACGTAGTCAGCAATAAGAGCACCAAGGACGAGGCCTGCTTTCAAGCCGCGCTCAACCCATTCCTCAACAGCGTCTTGTGGGATATCAAGAGCAGCAACCTTAGCAAACAAAGCCTGCTTCTCTGCTTCATCCATATCTTTGAGTTCAGCAGGAACTCCACCAGCACCCTCAACTGCTGGGCCAACCTTAGGCAAGATCTCGAGCAGCTTAGCCATCTCAAGCATAGACACCTTGCCGTCTGCTGCTACTTCACCGCCAACTTTGACGAGTGTAAGAACGAGATCCAAGAGTTCGCCAGTTTCTTTCACTGCTACCATGGTTTATTCCCCCAATTAGTTGAGTTTATAGCGTTCAGTTAACGCTAATAAAATAAGTAGTCTAGCCCCGGAGTTTTGAGCCCTTCTTTGCCGTCTGGTGCTTCCCAGGCTGGGCAGCGTTGGTGCGCAAACTCGTACTCATTCCATTGAAACCCTGCCACAAACGCATCAAGAGCTTCAGCGTCTCCACACCACGCGGACCAATGCGCAAGACCTAGCCCCCTTTGAGATTCGCAGATTGCCCATCTGCCTTGATCACTGATGCTGTAACCAAGTTCCTCAATAGCCCTGATGTGTAGCCACGCTAGGTTGGCTCTAAAGCACGCCGACTTCGCAAGCTTGACGCTGGTAAGCCATCCTGCAATCTGCTGTTCCAAGATGAGCAGCCTGTCTCTGCTTGGAGCGCCTCTAAGTCCAAGGGAATGGGAGATTGCGTCTCTGGTGAAGGTGAATTCGTCGGGAACAAATGCTGAGCTATTCTCATGTAAACGTCCTTCGAAACGATCGACGTAGCTTTGGCGTAACGCAAATGCAGGTTTGATTCGAGTCGCTCCATTACAGCGTCTAACGAATCTCGCGAGTCCGAAGTAAACCCCGGTTTCCCCATCAAAGCTAATCTCCCTTCCACCAACATACTCTTGGGGTAGTGGCTCAAATCGCCTTAGCTCACCACCTTGATCAACAATCCTCTGAGCTAACCGAGTAGCTATTGGTTCTGCCTTATCACAAGGGAGAACAGCAATAGCTACCCCTGTCCAAATGAGCGAATCCCCAACGTGTTCAGCAGATCCATCAACCTTACGCGATACTACCTGGCTATCTTCCAAGAACTCACCAACCAACCTATCAACAGCACCCTGATACATCTCTACAACCCTATCCCCAGGCTCACTAGGCTCGGGGGTTGGGTCGGTTGAGCAGGATAGGCAGAGGAGCAGCCCTACGACAACTACTGAGCACTTCGCGTTACTCGATCGAGAACGAGTACGCATGTCTACCCCCGAATCCGCAGTTTGCAGTGCTGTTAGTCCAAGCAGTGCCTGTTGACGTTTTGCTCAACGTAAATGTCCCAGCAGCCGTCAATGTCATGTAACCAGGACCCGCCTCAGCCGTGTTGTTAGTCATAGAAACAGGGGAGAATGTCAGCGTGTTAGTCGGTCTAGCCCAAGACGGCAAAACCGTCTGCGACGTAAATGTGGTGCTGCTTGTTCCGGTAGTAGCCGAATATCCTGGGATGACGATCGTAACCACCGATCCAATTCGCTCAATCGTCATGTTCGAAGCTGCTGAAGTGCCGCCAGATCCATTGAACGTGAAGGTATTGGATAGCGTCTCTTTCTTGTAGTAGCTCAAAAGTCCGCTAGAAACATCGCTAGCAGCACCGAAGCCTACGGCTTGGCCTGCTTTCGCCTTGATGATACGCCAGCGGTCACTCGCGTTAACCGGCCAGCTTGCACCAGCCGAACCGAGGGAAGCGCCGGACGGGTATGCACCGCCTTGCGCGAAATAGACATCCACATCCGTGCTACTGAAGGTCGCGAATCCTGAGCCGTACCGGCAACCATTCATCTGCGTCAAAGGAGTCGAGACCAGACCGCAATCAGACGTGGTCCGCCATTCACCCGTACCGGATTGCTGGAATTGAAGCTGAATTACATCGGTCGCTTGGATAGGTGTCGGAAACCGAACACGTTTAGCAATCAGGGATGTGCTAGTACCTGACGCCGTAATCGTAGGCACCGCTGCGCCGCTTGGGCCGTATGCGAAAGAGGTCGTATCGGCGCTGTTAGACGTGCTGGAGTTACTCGCATACTCCACATCATTCTGCGCCAAATTCACAGTGCCGGAGCCTGCCCACTCGGCGATGGGGATGATGATTTCGCCATCGAATAACAGCGTCTCGGCAGGGGCGATCACCAAGTTGCCGACTTGAGCCGTCAGTGGTGACGAGGTGTTGGCGGTATCGTCGATGCCGAAGGTCAGGTAGGTCAGTCCGGTCGTAGCCAGTACGACGCCCTGTTTCACTCCGGTGCCTGTGGCGTTACGTGCCCATTTTCCGACCACGAACGTGGTAGAGGAGCCTGCTTTGGTCCCAATCGTGTACCCGGTCGGCAACCCCAACCGCATCTCGACGCCTGTCGGAGTGCCGACAACCTGTTTTCCTGAGACATGCATTAGGTCGCCAACTCGGCGATGCTCAAGCGTGCTCGTGCCGAGCGTTCCGAGTCCTTGGGATGAGCTTGGCGTGTAGGAAAGCGGCGCGCCAACCACCGCACCCTGCGGCTGAATCCCCGGGCCAACAACCACGTTATTCAAGCTAATAAACGAGTTAGTAGTCCCCGCTACTCGCACGATTCTCAGCTCTAAATACGGTGCTGTACTCGTATCAAACGTCGTCATGTAACGACCGTTGAGAGCAGGGATGCTGCTAGTTCCGCTAGAGTCAGTGGATAAAGTTAGTTCGGTGTAAGCACCAGAGTAATCAGCAGCAGCGTTGGTATAGACTTCAACTTTGTAATCACCAGATACATACGCAGTACCTGTCGAATACATCTGCTCCCACTGGACTTTCAACTTCCTGTTGTAAAGCGATGGGGGGAGAGTCATGCGCATGTAGGTGTAGCCGGTGCTAGACCCATCATTCGCGATCTTGATAGCAGTAGCTTTGAACGGATACAGCGGGATTTCTGATGTTGTAGTCGTCTTAGTAGACGTAGTACCAGTCCCGGAATCAATCCAGTCGCCTACATCGTTAGTGCGAGAACCATCAAGCGCAGTGAGACCATCGGTGTTGATCACCAAGTTGATCTCAGCAGTGCCTGTTAGCGTGCTAAGCAGCTTCCCAGAGCTATCCCAAACCGCGTCTTCACCAGCGACACCGCCAGCTGCCACAACAAAGTTAGAAGTCGTCCCGTTATCCGGCACTGTGTAAGTACGAGCCGCAGCAGATGTCCCGCTGTTGATAGTGAGCTGGTTTACACCGCTACTAGAAACAAGCTGGTTACTCGCTGCTGTAGTCGTAATTACCCCAGTAGCACCAATCGTAGTCGCAGCAGTGATGGCATTAGCCCCCATGTTAAGGGAGCCAGCCATCTGGCGAGTGCCGTCTACTAGCAGGTACTGTGTGTGGTCGTCGTCAGCAAGACCAGTGAGAGCACCGTGGTCTGATGGTGATAAAGCCGTAGCTTGGCTAAAACCAATTCTCGGACGAACGTCTAAGATAGTCCCAGCAGTAGTGATATCGGTATCACCTTCCTGAACAACAATCCCAGCGATAGGCGTAACGTTATCTCTAAACCAAGTCGGTGGTGTTGCGAATGGTGCCACAATAGCAGCGGCAGAAGACCCGTATGTAACAGTGGGGTAAACCATCAGATACTTTTGATCAACACCATCGCCCGCTACGTAAAGGATGTACTTAACCCAGCGGTTAGATGGGATTGCAGTCAGCACCCCACCAACATCGTATTGAGCAGTGTTGATAGCACTCTGCGAAGCACTGCTAACACCACCAGCCCCATAGAAAATAGTCCAAGTGATGTCAGTTCCAGCAGATGGCTCAAACTTGTTGTTTGCTAGGTAATAAACCCCGCTCGTAACATCAAGGTGGAGTGGGGTTGCGTTTTCGCTAGTCAAACACCCCGTCTCAAATACAGGGCCAATGGCTTTTCTAAAAAACGTGGTGTTTGAGTTTACTGCGTGGTTAGCATTCATCGACGCTTGGTCGATAAGAAAAATAGCCCCAGCTCTAGTAACAACTCGGCCAAGCAGGATGGATGCAGACAAATCAGGGAGGTTTGACGCAGATGTCAGCGTCCCGCTTGCGTTGTAGTAAATATACAGATCGCTGTTGTCTGCTAACGTCAGGGAAGTAGCAGTCCAAGTCTTATAAGCAATGGGATCACCAGAGCTGTAATAACCAGTACCAGCGGCGACATCTACATCAAGACCACCACCGTCACTTAACTCACCACCAGTCAAAAGCCCCATAGTAGGACCTTTGGTGAATATCTCTGTGTAGTTGGTTTTCTCAGCAAACGTAGGACCAAAAGAGACATCACCAGTGAATGTAACGCCATCAAGTGGGTCAGCAGCGAATACCGATACAAACGGACTAGCGATCGTACTGTTAGTAGGGGTGAAACTCCCCATAATAGACCCGGTACATGTCGTGTGGGCTATGTTGATATCAACGGTGTTAGCCCTAACCAACATCCCGCTAACAGTAACTAGAGGGGCAGCACCAGTGTTGGGGACGCTGATAGCTGTAGCATTCCCCGCAAACCCTGTAGACGATACGAACAAACGAGCAGAGTCATCCGCCGTGATACCGACACCACCAGGTTGAGTGATGATCGAGTCAGATACGTAAAGAGTGCATAGACCAGTGGCTTTAAGAACAGAGATTGAAGCAGCGGGACCTGCTGGCTGGTTGTAAGTGATTCCGTTCGCCAAAACCTGAGTTCCAGCACCACCCGACGCGGCAACACTGATACCTGTCGCGAATGTTCCACGCAGTGTGGTGTTTCGGAAGGCAGCAACAGTAGTTGACGAAGATCCCGTTACTGTCGCGAGTGTTTCGCAGTCTCTCAGTACGCAGTTATCAACATCAAAGCGGTCAAAAGACCCGCCGTTAGCAAACGCAACACCAATACCACCAGCACCACTAGCGCCGCGAACTGTAAGCCTGCTAATCGAACCACCAGCAGATCCAGTGATGAACGCTGTAGTTGTAACTGTTGGCTCAAGGATTACAGCACTAGCCGCCTCACCCTTGAGCTGCACATACGCAGGGACTGTGAGTGCTGGTTCTGTATAAATCCCTGGGCCAATATCAATAATCCAAGGGTTTGTAGAGGACGGTGATGTAACAGCAGCAAGAGCAGCCGCTACACTCGTGAACTCCCCATACCCTGGGTTGCTATTCTTTACGTAAAGAACGTTAGCGGTTTCAAACGCGTTGACGGTTGCAGGACCTGCTACTACATCCCCGTTAGAATCAAACTGTAGGATCTGCCCATCTGTTCCACCAGACGTAGCAATAATCTTCCCGTTTGCTCCCTTGATTACGTTAGTACCAATAAGGTTGGCCGCATCGGGGCCTAAATACCCTTTAACGCTCATTGCTTAATTCTCCCCGAGGAAGTTGATCTGGAGCTCGCCAGTGGTTGCGTTGGCGCTAACAGCTCGAGCTGAAACACGAGCACCTGCTGCCAATCTGATAATCACTGGTGCGTCGAAACCGCCTGGGGGTAGATAAGCAACCCTAGCTTCAGATGCAGCAGCACCGACGCCAAGCTCCAGAGTTTGACCGGAGGAGCTAAATACTGTGATGGAGTTAACGTTTTCAGAGAGTGAAGCCACGAGCTCAACCCAAGCACCAGTGGTGATAGGCGTCCCGCTGTGCTCAATGCGGATTGATGTAACTGGATAGAGAGTGGAGGCGAATTCGATTGCGAGTGGAATAGATCCGTCTGAAGAAACAGCAGCAAAACGATGTCGCATGATCGCGAAAGTATCAGCAGCGTCTGGTGATTCTGGCATTTCTTCGACTAAAGTGATCGTGTCAGCAGTAGTTGATGCGACTTTGAATTCAAAGCCATCAAGATCCCCGCTAGTCCAACGAATTACATCACCGCGGTAAGCAGCATGGGCTGTAGCAACAATCACATGGTTAGTAGACCCTGCTTCAGCAGCGTCTGTACCCACTGCGAAAACATACGCATGAGCAACAACATCCAACCCGTTCTGCTGCAGTCTAACTGGGTTAACTGTAGCAAACTGTGGATTACCTTCATCAAGCTTCGTCTGATCCGGATATCCCTTAACTGTCATCTAATGCCCCTCCCCTTCGTTTCGAGGTTCTTAGTGGGCTCTATGGGAAGGCTGGCCTGACTTGCACAGGCTGTAGTGTCGCGTCTAGCAGCCCCTTCCCCAAGGAAGCCGAACCGTATTGTTTAGTAATTAGTTCCCGGAAGTCGTGTACCAGAAATCAACTGGAACGAGCTCAACAGCCGTTCCACCAGAGACGTAGTTACACGTAACAGTTTGCGCTGCAGTTGTTGCTAGACAGGCACCAACGGTACCGCCAAGAATCCCCGCAAAGCCTGCTGCGCCGCTTGTTCCGGAGAAGTTTGCGCGAGCTACTGGGAGGGTGAGTGTAAAAACCGATGCGGTTGCACCAGCAGTTGGATCGATCGAAACTTGGCCGAAAACATGGACATGTGTGCCAAATTTCTCGTACTTGAGTGTTACAGGGGTAACGACTGCTGCGACGTTAGTGCCTGCAGTCAGAGTCAAAGCCCCGGTGCTCGAGAACACGTCGCCCATAGCACTTGTTGGCAGCGTGTAGCCAGCAGGGAAGCTAACTGGGCCACCGTCGCTAGACGTAACTTCGTCAGTCTTAGTACGCGAAGCAGCCATTGCTACTTGAAATACTGTAAGCGTTGCTACCAACGCCAAGAGAGACTTCTTAAGCATTAGTGATCCCCTTTGAGGAAGTATTTAACTGTTACTGTCCCGGTTGATTCTGTGTTGTCAACAACTGCGACTCGGTACAGCGGGGATAGGAGGACTAAGTCTGTGAGCTTCCAAAGAGCAGAACCAGCAGCCGCAGCTATGGTTACAGTCATGGAAGCAACATCAAACCAAGTAATCCCATCCACGGACTCCTGAAGCTTTACGACTGCGTCAGTCGCGCTAGCACCAGTCCACACAACAGCGAAAACACCCGCCTTACAGTAGCGAGCGTCGAACCTATCGCTGAAAGCATCTTCAGCAATTGACATCGCATTGGCTAAAACGCCTTCAAGATTGGAATAGCCCATGATTTAGGCCTCCGAATCGCCATACTCGTCTTCGCAGTCACTCAAGACAACCATCACATAGAAGTCGCCATCTGCCAGTGGTGTCGTCTGGTCAGCACCAACCTGCTCAATGTTGACAGATGATGCAGAAGACGCTTTCACGCGGCACGTAGAGACATCGGTGATAGCCGAGACTTGAACGTTGAGAACACGTTGGGCTGGTGTGTTGAACGTGATGGTGTAATCACCTGCGCTATTTTCGGTGATCAAACCCTCAAAGCTACCGACAAGCAAACCATCTTGAGTCAGTGTTCCACCGGCAACAGCAGAGCCATCAACGCTGAAATAAAGCTGACGAACAGCCCTTTGAAATGACTTAACTTCACGTTGCATCGAAGCAACCTCCTTTAAAAGTGAAAGCCAGGGGCTACTAAAGCCCCCAGCTAGCTACGCCAAGCGATTAGGTCGCGAGGCTGTGACGGTATCCATGGAACGTCGGGATTGCGTACACTTCGAGGTAACCGCCGTAACGGGCCTCGTATGCATCGCTGTCCGACTTACGCAGGAACACCGTGCCGTCATCATCGAACCAGCCGAAGTCTGGGCGATGGCGGATTTCAATGAATTCATCGTTGATGTAGTAGATGCGGTCGTCTTCGATGAAACGCTCTGGGAAGATTGGAACGAGACCAGCAGCAGAGTGGAATGCCAAGCCGCTGAAGCTGACTTTGCCCTTGAGGTTGTCAGCGCGTGGCTCAACAACATATTCCTTCTGATCTTCCAGAAGGTTGAGCAACTTACGGTACTGAACGAACGAAGTGATGATCAAGTTCGGCACTTTGCCGCATTTACGCTGAATTTCCAGCATGTCCTTGTTCATCATGTCGATCGTCAGGCCAGCGCCGCTCGAGTCAGACTGTGCAGATGCCTGCCAGCGACGAGCAACGTTGACGCTGTAGAGCGTCGAGGACGTTGCGCTGATAACAGTGGCGAGAGACGTAGGATCGTTAGCAGCCGAACCCTGCATGTAGATCACTGCGTTTGTCGAGGTAACACCACCGGCTGCAGCAGCGAGGATTGCCGACGTACCAACCAACTGAACTTGGCGAGTAGCTGGAACAACGCCAGCGACGCGAAGAACAGTGGTTTCAGCACCGATGTTGACGCCGTCTTGCTCTTCCCAGTTAGCTTCCTTCCAGGTAGCAGCCGAGATGATGACCAAGTATGGCGTAGCAACCGAGCCGTCACCAGTAACGGTGGTCGATCCATCACCAGTACCCAGCGAGCCGTTGGCCAAGCTGTTCCAAAGGATACGGGACATGTTGCGGTTCCAAGATTCAACCGTCTTTTGAACGGTGTGCTTGGTCTGAGCAACGAACGAACCTTCTTTGCCGTCAGCAGCCTTGATGGATTCGCGGTCGATTTCGCAGACCGCGTAAACCTTCTTAGCAGTGATGATCGCGTTTGCAGCTTTGTCATACTGAGCAGTAGGCAGCGTGCCCGAACCAACACCACCAGAGAACGACGTTGGGATTGCTTCCAACATCTGCTTACCGGTGAAGGTGTAGGACTTCTTAACGCGAGCAAGTGTGACGTTTGCCGAGTTGTAAACGTTCTCGGAAACCTTGCCGTACTTAATCTTAAAATATTCCGACGTAGTCGAAAGACTCCACTGGCCCATGGATTTGCTCCCTAAAGCAAAGCAGGGCCGCAGCGCGTAAAAATGCGCATACGGCCCCAATGTTTTTTGATGTTTTGCTTTGGCTTTTGGCTTTATCAGCCCTGGGAGCGGGTATCCGTAGAACCGCTATGAACAGGAGCCCTGACTTCCGTCGCCTAGCTAGTCGCTAAGTTTCAAATGTCTGAGAAGAACGTAGCATCTGACTTGTTTTTAGAAGGGCGAGGTGACGTTAAGCTTTGATCGCCTTCAAGGTCGGTGGCTCTTTGCACCTTCCGTGCGATGCGCTTAGCACCCTCATTACCTGCTTGGCCGTCGTTAAAGACTTTATCCAGCATCGCACCAAGCTTTTCCTTGGTCATGCCGGGGTTCTTTACGAGATCAGAGGTAATCTCACCCATTATCTTACTGAAATCGTCACGCTGTGCAAGGTGTGGGCAGATCTGATGAACTACATCCTTAGCCATCTCAGCACGGTGAACATAGGCGATCTGCTCAGGGGTAGCTCTTTCGTTAGCACCTTGGGCTTTGAGCCAAGCGTTAGCATTGGCCTCAGCCTGCTCAAACTCTTCACCAGCAATAGCGTACTGCTCTTGAACTTGGCGACGGCTTTGTTGGACTTGAGCCTGCTGAGCCTGCTGCTTAACCGATTCTTCCCTGTGCGCATGCTTAGCATCCCGCCAGTCACGCTTCCTATCCCCGATCCACGTCTCAATCTCGCCTTCATCCATGCGAGCTAACGGGAGGATCTCTTTGATCATGCTCCGGATTAGCCCTTCTTTGACTTCTACCGGGTCTTTGCCGGATAGCTCACAGAGATAATCCCAAGCTAGCTCTGGGTTTTCAGATGATTTCTTAAACAAGGTCTCGATACGGTCATTCAACCCGTTCCGTTCCTCGTGGAACATCATCTTGTCTTTGTCGAGTTCTTGATACTTACGAGTCCAATTAGTCTTACCAGAGTACTCGTTAACCAAATCCTCGAGCTTTACTTCCTCATCCCTACCTGCCACCTTTACACCAACGACAGCATTCGAGCTGATCGCTACATTCTCTTCCCCATTCTTAAACTTAAAGGTGCGTGGCTTTGCAGCTTGCTCAGGCTTTGCCTTCTCTGGCGTATCTTCTGATTCTTTCGTTGGCTTTGCTGCCTTGTCTGTTTTCTCTTTCGCCTTCGAACCAGTTTCGTCTTTCTGCTCGACTGCCTCGGAAGGTTCGTCGCCTGAATCGTCATCGTCAGCGCTAACATCCACAGGGGATTTGACTGCTGACTTCTTAACCCCGCCAGTAGGCTTCGCCTTGCTAGCAGGCTTCCCGCTGATCTCGTCGTCAATTGCTTCAATATCCGAGAAACTTACTGCTGAGTTTGCGCGACTCTGCACCGTCCCTTCGGTCTGCACTGGGGTATTCGGGTTGATCTCGCTCATAGGGGTTGATTCTCCGTTGGGGAAATAGCTTCAGCACCAGGCGGAACACCTTCCATAGCCGGTGTCGCCATTAGATCGGTAGGCATAGGCATCTGGTCTGGGGGCATCATTGGCCCTGGGGGTGGCATTCCTGGGCCCATAGGTGGCATTCCTGGTGGCGGGAGTGGTGCCATGCCAACTTCCTCAGGCTTGAAGAACACCGGGAAGGAAGGATACTCGGCCATGATCATCTGCAGGTAGATCGGGTTACGAGCTGCGATGTCATACATCAGCATTTCGGTAGCCATGACGTGGTCCGTTACGTACTGCTTAGCTTCAGGTGTCCACTGGATGTAGGAAGGATCGTTCATAGCCATCAAGTGAACTTTGTAATGGGTTAGATGGTTTTCCTGCTCTGCAGGCTCCATCATCTCGCCATTACTCATCCGGTTGTTCTCGAGCTGAGCCTTGCGACTAGACGACGTAACCGCTGATCTAAACCGCTCAACCTCACCAAGCTCTAGCAGGTCGATCATCTGCTCATCGTTGATCACATTCGGAGCACGTTCCCTGATGTCCAATACGTACTGCATCCGAGCAGACTTCTGCTGAGGTAGTGCAGACATATTCTGGATTCTGAGATCATTGATGGAGCGGAGGTTAGATACCTTCCAGTCCTTGAGCATGTACAAATGCTCTTTGCCTAAGAGATCGGCAATCTGCTGATCCGAGTAATGATCCCCCATGATCCACAGCGTCTGCAGGGCGATATCTTTGAGTGCGCGGGTATAATTCTGTGTTGCGATATTCGCACGTTCATTCTCCTGCTCATCTAGGTAGGTCAAAGCGACTGCAGCAGTAACACCTGCAGGGGGATCACCACGAGATACCCCGTAGACACCCATGATCTGCTGAAGATCGTTCTTAGACTGATCCATCATCGAAGTTTCGTTGGCTTCGTTGATAGCAGGTTGGCTGAGCTGTGGGGCTAGTGGCCCTTTGTACTGAACAAGAGTAGTTGAATTGGTTAGCGACTCTTTAGTCACTGAGTTTTGCGGGTAGAACCACTTAGGATGCGAGAACATGAAGCGGTTACGGACGCGCAAGCTAATCAAGTTGTTATAAACAGCCTGAGGCCCACGTCCGTGTGTAACAGTTGCATCACCGTTGATAACTTCAGGGGTATCGATGTCTGCAAAGCGAACCCATGGGAGGATTGCTCGGTAATCCCAGCCAAAATATGGGTTGGGTTTGTTGGTTAGCACCACTTGGCGAGTGAACTTCACATACCTACCTTGATCCAACATGTCTGTGGACTTGTGGTAGAGGTGCCAAACCTCAACAGTATTACCCTTGTGAACTCGCTCGTAAGTATCTGGATCTGGAACGTTGTAATCACCGTCTGGGAAGATCTCTTCAGCAAGATCTGGGTGCATTGCCCTAACAGTGTCTACTGGCAACACCTCCCTAAACATCCCGTATTCAACTAGATCCTCGTTACGCTTCCTCTGCAACAACATGTCCCAGCTTGTAACTGGTCTGTAATAGACATCCCCTTGGCGTACAGGCTTAGTGATCCAAATCGGTTTCCCATCCATCCCCTTGATGGTTTCGCCAGTCTCAGAGTCAACCATCGGGATCTTGGGGAATGTACCAACTTCATCGCGGATCAAACGAACTAGCTCATGGGGTTTCAGGCTAGCAGGGTCCTGCTTAATCCCCTTGATCTTGAAAACTTCACTCAAATAATCCATGTCATAAGGCCCCATAGCCCTATTCCATGTGATCACCATGTAATCTTCACCGAAGATGCGGCCTTTGCGTGCCATCTTTTGCATCTTGCGATCGATATCAACTTTATCCCAGTAACTCTCTACCGCTTTGTCAGCGATCTCAGCAGTACACCGATCTGACCAATCTTCGGATGGTGGGCGAGCTGCTACCGCCCCACGGTATTTAGTGAGGCGAGCAACATACTGTTCAACCATGTCAACCATATGATTATAGACAACTCGAGGGTTACGACTACGCCTCGCTGGAATGTTGTCATCTGCTTGTTCCTGGCGTGTTGATCTATCCCTGGCTTGATACTGAATCCCCCTGAAGATCGCGAGGTTCTTCATTTGGTTGTTGATGCGCTCTACAGCCTGGTTCTGCAGGTGCATGAGTTCTTCGTTGCACCACTTGAGAACTTCAGCACGATCATCGAAATCCAGCGACCAAAACGGCTTAGCAGGGCCTGATACTGAATCGTAATCACCAAGAAACTGATCAAATAAGCTGCCCATGGATTAGCTCCCTAGTGCGTTACATCAGTGGGTTGTCTACGTAGTCATCTTCCATGTCTTGAGTACGCAGATAATCTTCAGCTTCGGCTTTAGAGTAAGCCTGCTGAAACCTCTGCTCACCTTTGGTGTCTGATGATTCGAGTGGAACGTACTGAACGTTGTGCGTGCTGTTCTCAAGCGACCTAACAGCAATGATCGCCTTGAATGCCAAGTGCATCGCGTAAGCAGCTACAGCACCACTCGCACACGCAATAAGCAAAAAGAGTCCGATAGCGGGTAGAACCCACTCCATAATGCCCCCAGGATTAGCGATGTTATTTAAAGGCTAGTAATCGACTTCGTAATCATCCAGCGACTCTGGTTCGTTATCTTCATCCTGCTCGTATGTGTATGCGCGAGGCATATCGATAGCGTCTGGTTTAGCAGGTTCGAGCTCAGGGACTAGATCAACAGACGAGAACGCATTGAGGTATCTGTTTACGTCAATGGTGTGATCGTTCTTCTTTGGGATCTTCCCATCCTTATCCCGAATATAACCCGCCAGCTCTTTCACCGTATTCTTGCACCTATCAGAGAATACAATCAAATCACCCAGCATCTGATCCTTTAGCAGCGACAACCCGAAGTCCTTGGGGCGCGTGGCTTTGACGGTGGGAGTGAAGTGCTCATCATAACTATTCAGTGCTTCCGTCGCGAACCACGTAGCAGCCTCGTCATAGATCTGCTCCCAATCAATCCGGTGCGCCTGCCAGTTCGGGAATAGCTCGTCTCTCTTGGCACGAATACGCGGCATAATCCGAGACGTTGAGGTATCTGCTTGGTTGGTTTCGTAAATCTCATCAAGGACATAGACTTTTTTGGTGTAAGGGTTAATAGCCCTAAACACCACAGCAAAGCACGTAGCATTCCCCGGGTCGCAGCCCACCTGCCAGACGAGTTTGGTAGCATCCCGCATCACCTCATCCATCAACTGCTTGTGTGGGAATACATGGCGCTTGTTGTCAAACATCGGGAAAATGGCGTTACTCCCCCCGCGAACACGCTTAGCACCGTACTCGCGTTCAAAGACATCCCACTCACCTCGAGCAATTAACTTATCCCGCTGCCTGCGAATCCAATCCTTCTCAATGATCGGGTTAACCCAGGTGGGCATATTGAAATACCCGCCAGCATGTTTGGCTTCCTCTACCATTGCGTCGTAGTGGTCTAGCTCAAGTGCTTCAGGGGGTGTAGTTCCGATGAATAGAGGGGCTTTGAAAACACCAAGGTTTGGTCCGAATGCCTTGTGGAACTCAGGGCGGAAGTCTCGGAACTCGTCATACACTGCAGAGTGAGGCTCTATACCGCGATAAGCATCAAAGTTATCGGACCCGTCAGCCTTGATGTAACTGCCGTTAGTGAAAGTAACCCGCATCTCTGAATTGTTAATGGAGCGGATGTACTCTTTAGGACCAAAGTTCTGAAGCCTGCCAGATGCCCAGATGATTTCTTTGGCTTGCTTTTGTTCTGGTGCGAAGTAGTAATGACCGCCTGGGACAGATAGCGCCATACGCCACAGGAAGTAGGCTAGCACTTCGGTGTTATGCGTCGGGATCATGCTGAATCCAGCAAGATACAACCTTGATGGCGAGTCAACGGTTAGACATCGGACTGGCACCGATGGAATCGGATCAACACCAACGATGAATCTATGCAGCGGTTTCTTTTTAGCAGTCTGCCGAGCAAGCTTTCTGCTCAGCCTGAACACTGGAATATGCGGCTTGAAGCAGACCCGGTAAGACAATGCACCAAAACCCGTCTGACACTTAGGAATCCTAGACTTGATCGTCGTCTTTACGCCAAGGCCATGGAGCAGTTGACGCATACCAACAGCCAACCGCTCATTCGAGGCAGAGAACTCACAGTGTCCTCTGTCGCAAATAGTCCCATCGGTATCCATCAACCCCTGCACCATGCCCAGGCGCTGCTCATAGCTGCCCCACAGATAATCGTCAGGAATATGCTTGTCATTGAGGACCCCAAGAGCTCTGATCTGGCTGATGAATGGCTTCAGAATGTAATGATCTAGCCCATTTCCATTCGAAGTAACGCCGTAGCCAGCAGCCTTGATCTCAGCAATTACCTCAATATCTGGATTGGTGAACCTAGCCCCATCTCTGCTGCCATCACCCAGCCATGCACCAAGAACATAGGGATCAATCGGCAGGGCTCTAGGCGCGATCTGCAGGGGCTTGGTGTTGTCTATGGAATGATTCCATTCCTTACCCCATCGCAGGGTATCAGCGATCTGCACAGTGGTTCGAATGCCTGGCTGGATGGGATCTTTCGTTCTTTGCTTGGACTTACGAGACTGCTTGGTACTCGTAAACCAAAGATGATCCCCACTTGCTACGATCTTCTCCCCATCACCGAACACCACCTCATAACAAGGCTCACCAAGCAGCACATCATGGGCTTGCAGAACCCGGCATGGTGTTCCGGTTTCATCGAAAACCGTATCGCCCGCCTTGATGTCCCCCATCTGAGCCCAGCCGTTAGGCGTAGGGATAGGCGTATCTAGGGCCAAAGCCTTACCAGCCTTACGGCCTAGCTCAGCAAACGTCACATCATTCTTGGCACCAAACACCGAATATAAAATAGCCCTCTGCCCATCATGCGGAGTCCAAACCGCATTGAGATCACCGATGGCTTTGATTAGTTGAAGGGCTGCTTGTTGCAATAATCACCACTAAACAAAAAGAGGCAGCAAGCTACTAGCCCACTGCCCCCAACGCTCATCATTGATGGAAACGGTTGTCTCTATCTCTATTCTTCAGCAGACATCATCACTCGATCTTCTAGATTCGGGATCAGCTTGTGCCATTTCTCGCATTCTTCGCAGCGCAATGGCTTACCGTTGTAGTCGTAATGAAGGGGCTTAGTGAACTTCTGAACTCGCTTTTGCCATTGCCAACTAGATGGATTCAGAACCCCATCATCAAACAAGTAAGCCATCTCATAGATGTCCTCAACGCTGCTGTTGTAGCCTTCGCTATATCCCAGCAGTGCAATCGGAACGATGTACCAGCGACCATGGATAGCACCTGGCTTCAATGGGAGTTCAAGCACAGGATCAGGCAGCACAGGGACATATTGTCCTACACCATATTCATGCTTGGGCATCTTCAGCCTCAAGTATCGGTTTCAATTCCAACCGCATCTGTTCTGCTAAAGGCAAGATCAGCAGGTTCTGCTCCAGCTCATCCTTAGCCATGAAGTCTCTTGGGAGCAGTGCTTCCCAGAAATGATCTTTGTACCTAAGCACCAAGTAGAAGTTGAACCCCTCGATGTTTGATGGGCGAGACTCAACCGATAGTGTTGGGTTTATCTTGCCGTCGTCGGGGACTACTTGGAGTCCATTGGTATCTAGTTCTTCGGTCATCTAAAGATCCTCAACTTTTACGACTTTAGGTGGAAGAACAGCGTAGTCAGCATCCAACACAGCCTTAGCCTGGTCTAGTGTCATTGGCTCTTGCTGAGCTTGTATCTCAACCACTTCCTTCACCTTCCCTACTAACCGATCTAGCAGGAATCCAAGCCTACCAGCATCCCCTTGCTCAATACCTTTAGCTAGTACTTGAGCTATGAACAAAACACCCACTGGTGTCTTGGGATCTTCAAGGATGTCTTTGAGTCTATGGGGCTGAAACTTCCAGAGTCGCCAGATGATCGCGCGTATCTCTGTTGGAGTGCAGTCTTTGAGATCTTCAGGGATTGGAGTGCGACCTGATGGATTTCCTGAAACCCCAGGCTTCCACCTATTGCTCATTGCCCATCCCAATAGTCTAAAGGCTGCCCTCTATGCATCCCGCCCATCTGTTCTAGCTCTTTGACGCGTAGTTCTTGGAGGATTTCTACTGCGTCAGCAGCTTCCTCTGGATCGTAGCTCATCAACGCTGATTCGATATCTATACGTGCTGCTTTACGAATCTTGGATTGAAGGACTTCGGCGATTAGCTCATCGTCATGATGAACACCGAACTTAATACGCAAGTTCTCGCGTAATACTAGGATGTCTCTTGTGATTTGCTCGTCTGTTCTGCTCATTCTTTGGACTCCAAACCAAGCAATTGGGCAAGCAGAACCAATGATTGCATTGGAGGTGGTGTCCCGCGGTATCTCCAAATGCTGAGGCCAGCAGGCTCAGACACTTCCATCTTCAGAGCGGTTGCGCACGCTTCCCAGAACTGCGAACGAGTGATCATCACCGAAATCTCTTTGATTTCGTAATCATCTGCCATGATGTCTTCTTTGGTGTATGACCTACCGCCATTAACCCAAGACAAACCCTGATTATCAGCAGTCAACCAAGCAGTTCCTTGGTCCTTCCTTCGAAACGGCTTGCCAGATTCGATCGCAGCAATGATGTTCACCAATTCGCCTTCCCATTAGCAGGGTAGTAGCTCGTCATTTCGTAATTAAAAACATTGGCCCAGTCCAAGTATTCCAACTTGCGCTGTTCCATAGCTTTCTTGAATTCATCTTGGATCTGGTCTGAGAACTCAGCCTTGATCAGAATCTGACCGTGTTCTCTGATAGTTGCTTTGCCATACCGCTTATAAACACGGTACCCGCAGAGAACAGGAACTCTTTCGCGGTATTCAGACAAAAAGACTCCACACAATAAGCAGGGTTAAGTTACCCGGTTTAGCGTGTGGAGCCGCTGAACGGTAATGAAGTGAGTAGGAAAACTTTACAGAATAGCTATTGCTGACGCAACAAACCTTTGATTCTGGTCTTAACTGCCGAGCTCCAGACACCTGTAGTGCGATAAACAACCTTGTGCTCGCGATCCAGCACGATGGTTGTCGGATACGCTCTAACACCAAGCTCAGCAGTGAGCGAGCGATCACACGCATTCAGCACCGGGGCTCTGCTTGGATGCTTCCTGATCCAACTTGCGTAGTCATCATCGTCACAGTCGATTGAGACCTCAAGAATCTGAGCAGCAGTCCCATGGTATTCCTCGGCAAGCGCCGCGACATTCGGTGCATTGGAATTACACGCTGGGCAGCCGTTAAAGTAGAACTCAAGCACCATAGGGACCTGCATGACCGTTGAATCATACGTCTCCCCAGACTTCATATCTTGAAGCGAGAACACCACTGGAGCAGCAGGGGACTGAGTGGTCTGACATGCTGCTAGAACCGCGAACAAGCTGAGCATCAAGGCTTTCACGTCATCTCCTTACATTCTAGTTAGTAAATGAGGCAGCCCCCATAATTGGAAGCTGCCCCTCGCGGAGATTTCAGAACACGAGTCCTACCCTCTGAACTAGATTATCAAGGCTCTGGGCAGCTCCCGTCTGAACAACCTCCACCTCCCCCGTCATCGTCATGTCCTTCGGAACTATCTTCAGGTTTCTTGCAGTGCTCACACTTGCAGTCTTTGCACACACAAGAGCCATCTTCGAAGCATTCACAAGCAGCACAAGCACAAGGTGGCGCTTTAGCAGCACCCCCCTTCTTTACAGGGATCAAATCCCCACAAGCAGTGAGACCAAGAGCCAAAGTGATGAGCGCAATTACCTTCATCATTCCCCCAATTACTTAGGTGTGACTTTGACCGCCTGGGACGTAACCGAACCGTCGGCTGCAGTAGCCGTAAGCGTGTAACTCGTCTCAACCGAAGGACGAACCCACAGCAGCGACCCGCTAGTCCCATCACTCCACTTGTATGTGAATGCTGGATTGGTACGGACTTGAAGAGCAGTCTCATGCCCCTTGGTGATCACCACTTGCTGAGGGAGTTCGAGCTTAGCAGGCTGGGGATCAGGACCCTGGCCTTCGACATAGAAGAACAAAGCCGCATCACCAGCAGTAGACGCCAGCTTGTTACAGCCTTGCTTCGACCAAGCAAACCCATCCTTGCCCCAGCCTTTGCCCCAGCTATTACCAATGAGGAACTCAACTCCCCCGCCAGTTGGAGCAGGACGCCAGCCAGCAAGAGTCACCATGTGGTTAATAGAGCGCGAGCTACAGCGTGTGATGCGACCTTCGCTATCAGGACTAAAGTCACCACCAGCAGCCACAGTGACCGCAAGGACACCGTATTGGTAGATAGCAGCCTTCAGCTCATCAACAGACGGAGCTCTTCCACTAGCACCAACCATCGCCCACTTGTTCGCTTTGACTACTTTAGCGGCGTTACACGCAACCCGGTCGCTGGTCTTGTATGGGCAATGAGCCTCATCAGTTTGACCGTACTTGGTCTCAAAAGCCCCATCCATGAACCCGCCACCACAGCCGTAAGCAGTCTTGTCATTCACCAACGTGTCCTGCTCAGACAAATCCAGAGGACTCATCCCAGCTTTGACAACAGCAGCTTCCATAGCCTTCGTTCTCGCGAATGCCCAGCAACTCCCACAGTTCCCTTGGTCTTTGATCGCGCTGACAACACCATCCCCACGCGCATCGTAAGCATCAGGCAACGCGCGCATCGAAGGCGCAAAGAACACGCGACCAGTCTCGGGAGTACCGCGTTGCAAATACCCCGTTGAATACGTCCGCCCCTGTATCTCAACCGACACTGGCTGATTTCTCTCCTGAGCACTCGAACTAGCAGCCGTGACTGCAAGCAATAGCGTGCAGATGGCGCGAAACATGCGCATATCTCCCCCCACTACTAAAACTGTGTCTTGAATTGTGCTTAAGGAATGTGCAGGGTTAATTTATCACAGCATACGAATAAGGTAAGTAGACCTATGGCACTCTCAGCGTCATCCTTGGGTAAGCTCAAGTCTTGTCACCCTGATCTCCGCAGGATCGCCGATAAGCTAGCAGCTCGCCTAGAGTTCATAGTTGTCTGTGGGCACAGATCAGAAGCAGACCAAGCCGCAGCAGTGAAGAACAAAACCTCAAAGCTCCACTGGCCACAGTCCAAACACAACATGTTCCCATCTAGAGCATTCGACCTGGCGAGACACCCGCTGGATTGGACTGATATCGACGGCTTTAAATCCTTGGGCGCTGAAGTGAAGAAAGTTGCGGACGAACTCGGTATCAAAGTTCGTTGGGGCGGAGATTGGGATATGGATGGGGACACGTCAGACCAGAGGTTTAACGACTACCCCCATTTTGAACTAGTTGACTGACCAAGTGAAGTAATCAGCCCCACCGGAAGATAGCCCAGAGGATCCAGAGCAGGATCGCAGGGACCTGAAAGACAACAGCGAGCCAGAAGATATCAGACTGAGTAATGGGATTCATGGCTGGTACCTCCCCGTCCCTTATCTACCACACTAGCGAGATTCAAGCTGGCGGACACGGCGCTCTATGTCCCCATTCTCTCGCTCAAGAGATTCAATCCTGAGTCTCTGGAACTTCAACAACCCATCCACTTCATCCAACTTGTGAACCACTTCGGTAAGTGACTTCCTAACCTCAGCACCCAACTCATCACTCCCCTCGCGCTGAACAAAGATCCCCGTCCCCTGAGCACCAACCATGGCTGCCAAGAGAATAGTTTGGAGATCCAGCTTGTGGGGACGCTGAGTCATGCAACCTCGCTGCGTGTTTGTTAGATCAAGGTTATCACGCACCAATACCAGATGAGAGGTGGGCCAAATAAGGACTAGTGGTGTGCGTGAATGTGCGTGAATTGTGCGTGAAACGATCTACAAACAGATACAACTCAGGATTACCAAGCACTACTAAAGGTGAACAGATTCACCGGTCAAATTGCCGTGTTGAATTTCATTGGTTAGCAATCTCAAACACTTCAAAAACTAGCTGGGATCGAGTTCGAATCTCACCACCTAAAACCCTACATATCCCTTTAGTTACAATCGCTTCCAGCTACCAGTTTCAGATTTGTGCGTGATTTGTGCGTGATCAGCAGTGAACTCATGTCGAGTGGAGCTCGACGGTGCTTAGGCGAAAGGTGCGCGTACTTCTGTGTCATCTGCGAATCGCTGTGTCCCAAGATCGCCATCAGCGCCCACAAGTCATCCATCTCGATCATGTACCAGCTCGCAAACGTATGCCGAAGATCATGGAAGCTGATCAACGGGACGCCAGCTCGCTCTTGTACCGAGTAGAAAGTTTCCTGACCAAAGGCTGTGTAGCTTAGGGGTGTCCCGGCAGACGACGGGAACAGAATCTTATCGTATCGACTTGTGTCTCGAGCCTTCTTTAGCACCTGGCCAAGGTGGGATCTCGGATCAAAATCCAACCACCGTGTCTTGTTGTTCTTCAGCGAACCATAGTCCTTGAGCGCATCATGCCACTGCCTCTGGACATGAATCCTCCCATGCTCAAGATCTATGTCCCCCTTACCAAGCCCCATGATCTCGCCTATCCGCATGCCCGTTTCAAGAGCAGTGAGGTAGGCCGGGTAATGCTTAGTCCGCTCCTTAGCAGCCTCCAGAAACCGCGTGATGTGTCCCTTGTCATCCCACCAGACATAGTCCTTGGGGATCTCAGGGAAGAGCTCGACACAGAACAGCGACTCTTTAGTCATCCGCCACTTCTTGGCGCGATTTAGAATCGCCCGTAAGGTTTCCAGGCAGTAGTTGGCAGTGAGCTCGTTGTAGTCGTTAGCAGTCTCGAGCTTGAACTGCTCAAGCAACAGCGGGGTTACTTGGTCTAACCTCAAGTACCTAAAGAACGGACGTATCCGAGACTCAATCTCAAGCTTGTATCTGTCCTGGGACCGAGGCTTGATGGTTGGTAAGTGGTACGTAACGTAATGGTCCAGTACTTGGTCGAACTTAACCTTGCTCTGTTCCTTCAAATCCCCGTTCCGATACCCCACCAACTGCTCATCGTGCCAACGCTTGGCATCCCGCTCTTTATCAAACCCAGACTTGCTCGCTATCCGTTTCCCGTTTAGATAAACCTCTGCCCGCCACTTATCTCTGAATTTAGACACCGTCATGTTCTAGCTTGTCCTTTTTAGCCAAAGGGCAACCTCATCCGGTGGGAAGTACAAGTCCCCCCGGATCTTTTCATGCGGCATTCCTTCGCGAACCCATTTGTAGATCGTGTGCCTACTGAAATCCTTTTGTAGCCACTCTTTGAGTAGCGTCAGCAGGACCTTCATAGGCACCAAGTTGTCAAAGAGCAGCGCAGCACCCTGGCTTGTGTTCGGCTTGCGCTCAACCGTTTGCTTAGATCTCTGCACGTTCAATAAACCCCTCTTGCTATATCCCTGAAACCATAGGTTGTTTTTGACTGAACGACACAATCGGCTATATAATCAAAGGTTTGTCAGAAATTAATCAGCGGTGCTCATAACTTGAGCAAACCCCATGAGCTCTTTCCAACGCCGGTTTGCCGCCGTGTAAAGCATCCTGCGTACAAATTGAGCAGCTTGAGCAGCATCTCCAGCCATGATCACCGGCAGCCCATCCATGGCCCAGCTGAGCAAGCTGGCAGTCACAGACTCAGGCGAAACCTGCCCTAGGAACTCGCCATTCTCGATCTGAGACCAGTTTGCCTCTATGACTAGGGCTCGGTATGGAAACGCCTTCAAACGCTCCAGCTCGCGTTTAAACCGCTCTCTGTCCCTGCCAACACAGCCAACCAGATCGGCCAGCCCCTTTCTCTCAATCGCAATGAGATGCTCTAGTCCGAGAACGCTATAATCGCCGGTCACCAACCCCTTGCAGATCACCCGCATGGGGCTCAAATCCAGGGGCCTTTGTTCGCGTGTATCGCATATGCAAGTCACCGACTCTATTGGAAGTTGCGTGCTTGGCACTGCCATCGCACTCTTCACCAAGCGGCCCACTTTCTGCCTCATTTTCACGCTCACGCCTCCCGTCCCTCCGGGGCTCGCGCCCTGAGCCTGGCCTTGTGCCTTGCCGCTACTAGCACTTGATAAGCATCCGCCGTTTTCGTGCCCCGCTCGGTCCACACCGAACCACGCAGCGGTTTGCCCAACTCAATCCACCTGCGATATGGCTCCGCCGCCCAGTCAGGCAGCGAGCTCACGCCCGCAAGGCTCGCCATGATCCAGCCCGCCACCTGGTCTAGTTCATCGGGCACGAACGAGATTTCGAACTGCCTTTCACCGCAAGAAATCCGAGCTAGAACCTCGGCGCGCAAGTCGTACCGACCTAAGTGATACGGTCGCGCACAAATCCGCCAAATACCCGGCTCATACTCCAGCAGGTAGAGCGGCCAAATCTGCTCGCCTAGCTCGACAATCCAGTGCCCCCTGCGTGCTGTTTCGTAAACCAATCTGGCTCCCGCCTTGCGAAGGGCTGGGCCAAGATTTCTGTAAATCGTGCTCACGCACTTGCTCCTCCCCCGAGAAGGGGACCTGTGATTAAAAAACAAACAGGTGACGGGGTATCGCTTACCAAAAGCGGATGGTGACGGGCTGGTGACAAGATCAAAAACCCGCAAACCCTTGGGGCTCTAGGAAGGTGACAAGGTGACAAGGTGACAAGGGGGGGTACACTTATTATATATATACCCCCTATTTACCTATACACTCACCTTACTAATCTAGTTCCTATATACCCCTATTATGTTGTCACCTTGCGACAGCCTTGCAGCTCAAGGGTTTCAAAGAGACAACATACCCGTCACCACCCCGCAACCACCCGTCACCATGCCAAGCTAACCCTCTAATATCTTTGCGCCACGGTAAGGGAGCTTGCGAAGCCCTGTGTAAACTCGAGCCAGTTTTCGCGCCTCATAACCGATGCCAAACCGCCTTTTCCAACATTCCTTGAGCCTGTGGATATCTCGGTCGGAAACGCCATAATCCCTAATAACTTCACGAAGTTCCGAAGCTTTTACCTCTCCGCGATCATCAGGCGCAAAATTGTCCTCAAAAATGGAAACGAAGTGCTCTTCCGACTCGTCGATGACGTCTAAATGAACAACATGCGGGATTGGTGAGTGACGTTGCCGTGCCTCAAATTTAGTCAAATAGAGGTACATCCACTTGCAGTGCGTCATTATGGCTTTGGCCTCTACCGTCATCTTGTGCTCGATGGCTGTGTCTACCTCTGTGTCTGCACGAAGCTGAGACACACGAATGTAGATGAGTCTGCGGAGATCGGAGTGCTGGCCGGTGATCCTGGGGGGTACGTTTGAGCCGACCATGATCTTGCAATTGGGGATTGCAGTGAACCCCATGCGGCCCTTCTCTTCGATATAGATAGGGTCGTTACCAGTGAGTGATTTGAACTCAGGCGACGAGAAATAGTTCGGCTTGTCGCACTCGGCGAACAGTACAAGGCGTTTGCCATAGACCTTGGCGTTCCAGAATCTATCGCCCTGCTCTTTGGGTTGGAGAGCTTGGCAGGTGTCCCCGAGGAGCAAGTGGAGGAAGCGGAACAAGGCACCCTTACCGTCGCTGCCTTCTCCTTGAAGGTAGAGGTATTGCTGCCGGTCTGCATCCGGGTAGAGGAGCGAGCCGATGAACGCGGCTAACTCTTCAGGCTTGTCGCAGCGCGTCAGGAACTCGCCAAAGATCGGCGGAGCTGGGGGCATCGCGTCGGGTGCAGTTGTATCACCAACATCCACATCGAAAGGCAGTCGCGCAAAGGCGAGCCCTGGGGCGGAGAGCTCAGCGAACGGATCAGGATCGAACGGCAGCGCGTTGGTCAAATCGCGCCACATGTGAGTAATGATCTGCGCTTGCTTTGGAAGGATTTGCGCTTCCGGTAATTTTTGAACTAGATACCTGTGGCAGTATTGAAGAACAGCCTGCGAAACTCGTTCTTCGACTACGTATGACACAAGACGGTCACCGTGTTCCTCGAGATAAGCTGGCCGTCCTTTGTCATCGCGGATCACGTGGAATTTATGTGGGAACCGCTCAACTCCTCGCATTGCGAGAGGCGAGTGATTCATCAGCTCGACGATTTGACGAGCTAGGGCTTTGAATGTCAGTTCGTCACTCGCCTGCTTTTCACTGCCCCCTTGTTTCTCTGTCTTTTCCTTGCGCGAACCAGCCCGCTTGGACTTTTTTTCATCAGCAGCCTGCTGCGCACCTTCAATGCTAACGACCTTCCCCTGGTCTTCTGAATGCATTCCCGCTCTCCACAGATTTGATGCCGGATCGAATGGATTTCCAAATGTCGTCGAATTGGTCTTGGGTTAGTTGATTGTGTTGGTAGGTTGGGCTGTTAGTTATTAGTTCGTAGATTTGGTCTTCGCTGTAGCCAGCGTCGTATAAATCTTTTGCGATCATGAACCGTGTATCGTTCCGCTCTCCCATGGGGATCGGAGCAGAAAGAGCGGCAAGCGTGCGTGGGGGCACGATGCCAAACGGCTGGTATCTCTTTTCTCTGAGTTTGGCTGATTTCTGCGCTCTTTTAGCAGAGTGCTTGGGAGCTGGTTCGGGGTCAAGGAAGTAGCCGTCGTTATTAACGTGAACGATTTCAACGCATGGTCGGTAATAACGCACCGCATCTTTTGCATTGCCATCTGCACTGAAGTGCTTGACGAAATGCTCCTGTGTCGCCTTTACAGCTTCGGGATCGACGACGGGGCTTTCAAAGAAGAACACAACGCGAAAGCGGTCTTTGGGGCGTGATCCGTTCTTCTCTTTTTGATGGCTCTTAGTCGTGCCGACAATGAGCTGCATATCAGCCCAAACGTTAAGGGCTTCGGCGATTGTTAGGTCTGATTCATCGAAATCAACGCCAAGAACATGGGCGCAGACAAAGTCTTTGGTGACACGGTGATTAGATTTTAGAACAGCATGGCTCCACGCATCCATGACGAGGAGCTGGGCTAAGTGCTCGTGCGATTTGAATGGTTGATACGTCCAACCATAAGCCGACTGTTTCGGTTCTTTGCACCGAACATTGGCAGATATGGCTCGGACGTTAGGATCAAAATAATACAACAGCTTAGGTCCTCCTAGTGCGCATAGGTGGAGCTAAGCAGCGGCTTGGTCGCGTTCTTCAGTTGTGGGTGCCAGTGCCGATTCGGCTAATAATCGACACTGGCGCGAAGGCTGGTTTTGGTTCGGGGACGTTACGTCAGGTCATTCCTTGGAGCAAGTGAGTAAATATGGCTGCGAGGAATTACCGCCGATTACAGCGCGAGCTTCATTTTTGTCGCCATCGTATTGGAATTCCGCAGTGTAACCAACGTCACCCGCTGCTAACCAATCCACGCTGATTTCCCCGGTCTTAGCGAGGTTTCCGCCAGCACGAGCGAAGCGGGAATTGAAACCGAAATATGCACCGTAAATCTGGCTTGAACCTTGAGTCATGCGATGGGAGATGTCCTGCACGCTGGCGAAAATCATTCGGTCGCCACTGGTGTAAACCATGACTTTGTAATGAAACGTGCGCCCGGTTGTCCCAGCTGCTGAGTGCTCGCAATCAACCGCGTAATCGACGGCTTCGCTCTTACCCGCTTCACCGGCTTCACCGTCTTTGCCTGCAGCGCCTTGCGCACCAGCAGCACCTTTGACATCAACGGGTTTCCACTCGTTAGCTAAGCACGAGCGAAACGATTTCTCTGATTCGATGTAAACGAGATGCCCTTGAGATTCGGGCGAGCAAACCGGAAGGTCTGCCGCAGTGGTTACGTAAAGGCTAGTGGGCTGTGTCGTTAGCGGCTCGCTTCTGGGAGCAATGGTTTCCTGCGCAGGCGTCGCCTTGTCATCACCGGCAGAGCCGCAGGCAGAAGCGAGCACAACTAGGGATGAAATAACGAGAATCTGACGCATATTTACGTTTCCTCCGCAGTTGTTTACTGAATCGGAAGAAAACGGGAAAAACTTTAAATCTTTTTGATGCGTTTCAATTCTGTAATCACGGCCAGTAAGGACGCGATTATATCGGGGATTGTTGGTTCTGGGATGTTTTCGAAGGCGCTTTTGTCCTCAAGGAACCAGACCGATTCTTTCTCAAAGAACTTCGCTAGCTTGTCGATCATTTCGAAGTTTGGCTCGTTCTCGCCTGACAAATATCTGGAAATTGTAACCGAACGCACCCCTACGCCCTTTCCAACCTGGATTTGGTTGAGCCCAGCGAGGTGCATCGCCAGTGCGAGCTTTTTCCTGAAAATCTGCTTAGTTGGTTTAGCCAGACCAACTCTCCTAACACGCTTGTGTCGTTGGTAGCAGATTCTCGGATGAATGGCCTTACTCATTAATAGGATTACCTTTTACAGTTTCTTATTTACTGATTCAGGTGATGAGACATAAACATAACAAGCGCCCGGCAGCGGCTTAATCTGCGTGGCGTGGGTGAAGGCGAGTTTTGGTAGGCGCAGGGACGCGCTAGCTTGGGTCAGTATCGCTGGGTTTCGACTTGGCGTTTGACAGGGAGGACTTGGGCACTGTGGAGGTGTTGGAGTCCTCCCTTTTTTATTTGTTTTAGCGAAAAATCTCAAGTTTTACGCAGTGATCAACAACATAGAGAATTGACAATGACCACCATGGAAATCCCGTTTGGCGAACCAGTAGCAGAGACCACTCCAGAGGCTGCTCTAGACCAAGATGCTGAGTTCCTGGGCATCACCGAGGGTACGAGACCTGCTGCTTGGAAGATGGCGATTTACGGGAAGCCAGGGGTTGGTAAATCGACGCTGGGAACCAGAGCGCGAGCACCGTTGTTCTTGGATCTCGAGAACGGGTTGGCTCGTGTTGACTGCGTTAAGACGAAACACCTCAAGTATCTACAAAACGTGCTTGATGCATTGGACTACGTGATCAAGTCACCCAAGTTTCAGACTGCCGTCATAGACACAATTGACGAAGTTGAGAACATGCTGAGCAAGAAGGTTGTGTACGAGCACAACAAGGTTAACAACGTCAAAGTTAAAGCAGTGGATGAGATCGCCTGGGGGCGAGGCGGGGCACTGCTAGCAGCGGAGTGGAAGTCGTTCATCGACAAGCTCACTGAAGTTACCGACGCAGGGAAGAACGTGCTGCTCATTGGACACCAGCAGGTGATCAAGTTCCAGAACCCTGCTGACGCGGATTACGACTTCTTTACGATCAACGTACACAAGAAATCCGAAGGGTTGGTTACAGCAAAGCTTGATGCAATCCTATTCGCTCGCTTTGAAACCCTCGTGAAAACATCTGGTGACGACGACAAGGGGAAGGCCAGAGCTACGGGACGCCGCATCCTGCAGACCAATGAAGGGTCTAGCTGGGTTGCGAAGAACCGCTTTGGGCTTCCAAACACTATTCCATTTGATGACTTCACTTTTGACTCATTCAACTAAGGAGCCAACAATATGACATTCTTCGACACAGCCAACGAAACAGAATCAACCGGATTCGAACCACTCCCAGCAGGTGTCTACCGTGTAATGCTGGATAACTCTGAGAGCAAGGTCTCGCAAAAGGGCGATCCATACATCAGCCTGAAGATGATCGCCTTGGATGAACCACACAAGGGACGTTTTATCTTCCACAACTTCAACATCCAATCCAGCAGTGAGCAAGCGCGCAAGATCGCTCGCGCTCAATTCAAGTCGCTGCTAACAGCACTTGGCCACACCACTGCTCTTGAATACGAAAACGACTTCCACCGTTTGGTGATGGCGAATCCTGTAATCGAGATTGATGTTGGCCAACGTGTTGATACTCGCAACGGGAATATGCAGAACACTGTGAAGTCGTTCGCACCAAAAAAAGCAATGGGCTCTACTTCGGCCTCACCTTCGAGGACATCAATGACATCCTCTACAAGTCAGCAGGGATCGAACCAAGCGAGGCGGAGCCCAGTAGCAGTGAATCAGAATCAACAAGCCCCGTGGTCAGACGACGAAGTGCCCCCGTTCTAAAGAATCCAAATGAAGAGTGGGCCACCAGAAAGTTTAAGTACTGGAGCGGTGGTCATCTTTGTACTTATGAAGATCCTTGGGAGTGACTCCAAATGAAAATCTTCTATCAGGTTCTGATTATGGATCGCGAAGGGTCCTGCACCGTTAGCAATGATCTATATGAATCTGAAGATGAGGCGCGCCGTCTGATCGCTACCAGCGATAGCCACAAATTCATTCGCGTTCTTTATGACCGTCCTATCGAGGTTCCCGAGGAAGCGCGATGAGTAAGAGCTTCTATTCATATGGATGCGAAAAGCTGGCGACTGTTGAAAACAATCAGCTAGCCCTTCACGTTGGTAATTCAGTTCGACTTATACCAGACGATACGGCTGTAAGTTTTGCTTGGTGGATTCTCAAGGCCATTGAGGGACATGACCGTATCGAAGAAACGGAACAAATTATCCGTGGGTTAATCAAGGACTTGGACAAAGCAAACAATAGGGCGGCTTCACTAGCTAAGGTTGCTGCTGTTTATAACAAGCTTGATTGCATTCGTTGGGAAACCGGAAAACAGCCTGAGGGTCTCCATAAAGCTTGGTCGGATTTTAAAAAGGCACTCTTGGAGTTTGAATAGCTATGCAAGTCATGCAAGCAGCCGCATTAGACGGTGGTGTATTTTTAGACCTAGAAAACTTTGTGCGTATTAGAACGGCTGCTAGCACTTGTGCGCTTAAGGCAGAATACCGCGAGAAATTCATCGTGATTGAGCGCCCTGCGTTTGATGATTTGTGTGCGGCATTGGCGTTTGCAGATAAGTGTGAGTTGGAGCGTAGGATTGGGAAGGCTGCTAACCAATGAACATCAATGATTTACGCAAGGTCGCTGAGGCTGCTACGCCGGGGCCTTGGCCGCACACTAAAGAAATGTACCGATGTGAAGCGCCGCACTTCATCGATATTGAATTTCCAGGCTTCAAGACAATGTTGATAAAGCCAGCCGATGCCGAGCACGTTGTCACGTTCAACCCCGCCCTCGTGCTCCAGCTGTTGGCTGTGGTTGAGCTAACGATGCAACTGATTGACGACTTAGACTGGTATTTCACCGACCCTGTAGAGCGTTGCTCCACCGTCCCACATGCGACGGCTGTAGAAATCAAAAAGACACTAGCAGCACTGGAGACTGACCGTGGTTGACTTGGAAGCAGCTTCTAGTTTGGCTATCGAATTAGAGGATGACTGTAGTGATTATGGGGCCGCAGGCAGAGAGGCAGCGTGTATCATCCGCGATTTAG